CATCATAAGCGCCACAACTGGTACTAATGGCAACATACGATAAACGTTGGCGCAGAGTAAGACTCATAGTATTAAAGCGTGATGATTACTGCTGCTACTACTGTGGTGGTACAGCTACAACCGTAGATCACATACAACCCATATCCAAGGGTGGATCTATGCACGACGAACATAATCTAGTTGCTGCTTGCCTATCCTGTAATAGTGGCAAGAAAGACCGTACAACAGCCCCTGGGGCTTTTTTTAGGAGCAAAGGACACCCACGACCCCCTCTTTCCTTTTTACCCCCAAATCAAACTGAGCGCGTTCCTTCGCCGTTTAAGCAACCCGACTAAGATCTATTCAATGTCTAAAGAAACCGATCAAAGCCTGACGACACCTAGTAGTACGAGCGAACTGCTATTAGGAGAAACAAAACCAAGGCTTCACACACCTTATCGAGATGATCTGCCTACAAAAGGGCAAGAGTTAATAGACTTTGCTGATAGTTTAGATATGCCGTTAATGCCTTGGCAAGAATTAGTGGCAACTGAGGCACATCGAATTAAGCCTGACGGTCGCTGGGCTAATAGCCAGGTGGTTGCTTTGGTATCTAGGCAAAATGGCAAGTCGCACCTAATGAGATTACGCATAGCTCTTGGTTTGACCGAATGGAGCGAGAAGTTGCAGATACTCTCAGCTCATAAATTGGCAGTATCGCTTGAACACTTTAACCAGGTAGTAGAACTCTTTGAAAATTACGATCACTTAGCCAAGCAGGTAAAGAAGCTACGCCGGGCTAATGGGCAAGAGGAAATACAGATGTTATCGGGCGCTAGGTTTAAGGTCGTAGCCAATAACTCAGCTGGTCGAGGTTACGCTGGCGCTGAAACTATTTATCTGGACGAATTGCGAGAGCATAAAGACTATGCCGCTTGGTCTGCAATCACTAAGACTCAACTAGCTGCAACTAATCCTATGCTTATGGGTTTTAGTAACGCTGGCGACTCTACTTCAATAGTGTTAAACCAATTACGCGAACGCGGTATGGCAACTATGGCAGGTGCTAAAGATTCGTTGCTTTGGCTAGAGTGGTCTGCTCCTATGGGTTGCAGTCTTGATGATATGACAGCGTGGCAATCTGCTAATCCTGCCTTGGGTCGAACAATTCACATAGATAACTTAATGGCTACAAAGAACGAACCCGAAGCGGTCGTGCGTACTGAGTGTTTATGCCAGTTTGTTGAAACTTTGCAGTCACCTTGGTCGCCTGCTGCTTGGTCTAGTTGCGCTGACCTAGATCTAAACCTAGAGCCAGGCACACAGACATACTTTGCTTTTGACGTAACGCCTAGACGTAATCACGCAGCTCTAGTTGCAGCTCAGGTTTTGCCTAATAGCAAAATAGCAGTCGGTTTAGTCCAAGAGTGGAAATCAGAAACGGCCATTGACGATCTTGAAATGGCTAATGGAGTTGCTGAGTGGTGTCGTATGTATGACGTGACCGAGATTCAGTTTAGTAAGAACACAGGTAGCGCAGTTGCTAGTCGGCTTAATGCTGCTGGCATATTGGCTAAGGCTATTGACGGACGTGACTTTGCTTTGGCTTGCGATCAATTACTTAATGCTATGGAAGCAGGCAGAATTACCCACGGTGACCAACAGATACTTAATCGTCATATTGCTGCTAGTGCCAGGATCAACTTTGCTGACGGTGGCTGGATAATTGGCAGGCGTGCAAGTAATGAAAACGTCACAGCCGCGGTTGCTACTGCTATGGTCGTGTCAGTTGCGACACGCCAATACTCTGACGTAGATATTATTGTGGTGTAACCGCTTGCAGTATGTTACAATCTCTTACAATGGGATTTCTTGATGCCTTTAAGGCTACTCAAACTATGTCACATATTGACAGTCAATCAACTGCCGATCTAGTGGCAGCTCTTGCGCCTGCAAATCTAATCCAACAGGCAGTATTTAATTACGGAATAGCTCCAACTATTAGTCGTGATCTTGCAGTCCAAGTACCAGCGGTAGCTAGAGCAAAAAACATTATTGCGGGAACTATCAGCTCTATTCCGCTCGAAGTACGATCACGTATTGACGGATCCGTACTAATGCCACCTAAAGTTATTAACCAGCCTGATCCTAGAGTGCCTGGACAAACAATTTACCGACTATTAGTTGAGGATTTGATTTTTTACGGCGTGGCTTATGGACAAGTACTAGAAGTTTACGAGGAATATCCAAACCGCATTAAAGCCTGGACTCGCATAGATCCAATTAGAGTAGTACCTGAGTTAAACGCTCAAGGTACAGAGATCGTTGCATACGATTTAGATTTAGTTGGCAAGTTACCTACTCAAGGTGTCGGATCACTAGTAGTATTTAGTGGCGACGAAGGCATATTAACTCGCGGTGGTCGCACAATTAAGACAGCCCTAGAATTAGAAAAGGCTGCATACAATTTTGCACTAGAGCCAACACCTACTATCGCCCTCAAATCTACTGGCGCTAATTTACCAGCTGAGCGTATTAGTAAATTGCTAGAGGCTTGGAAACAATCACGTCAAACACGCGGAACAGCTTTTCTTAATGCTGATATTGAGATGACGTCAGTCGGCTTCGATCCTAAGTCTTTGCAACTTACCGAAGCACGGCAATATCTTGCAACTGAGATCGCTAGACTTATGAACATACCTGCCTGGTACGTTTCAGCAGACACTAACTCAATGACTTACTCAAACGTAACGTCCGAGCGTAGGGCTTTAGTTGATTTTAGCCTTCGCCCAATACTTACACAGATTGAACAGCGTTTAGATCAACCTGACTTTACGCCACAGACGCAGACAGTTAGATATGCGCTTGATGACTTTTTGCGTGGTAACCCACTAGAGCGCGCCCAAGTCTATGAGGTACTAAACCGCATAGGTGTCTTATCAGTAGATGAAATACGCAGAGCAGAGGACTTAGTATTATGAAATTAACAATGCCAGTAGCAATTTTAGCTGCTGATACAGATGCCCGGACAATATCGGGAACCATAGTTACCTGGAACGAGGAAGGCCGAACAAGTGCTGGCAAAACAGTATTTGCAAAGGATTCTATTGCCGTTAAACCAGTTAAATTATTATTGGAACACGACCGTACAAAGCCAATCGGTAGAGTTTTAGATTTTGACAATACAGATAGTGGCATAAATGCTACGTTTAAAATAAGCAACAACTCAGCTGGATCAGATGCTTTAATAGAAGCGTCAGAAGGTTTACGCGACGGATTTAGCGTTGGCATATTAGTTGATGCTTATGATATTGACAAAGGTGTAATGGTTATTACCGCTGCATCTTTAGTTGAAGTTTCGCTAGTCGAAAGCCCTGCTATTGACAGCGCAAGAGTTTCTGAGGTCGCTGCCTCAGATGATCCAAACACAGAAAACAAGGAAGGGTCAGAAATGATCGATACTCCAGAAGTTGCCGCTGATACTGAGGTATCGGTCGAGGCAGCAGAAGTAAAGGCAGCAGCACCAGTTGCTCAACCTTTGACTTACACTCGCCCACGCTCTCCAATCGTGGACAAAGCTACATACTTGGAACACTCAGTACGCGCAAAGTTGGGTAACGAGGATTCTCGCCAATTCGTAGCGTTCGCTGATGACACAACAAGCAATAACGCTGGTTTAATCCCAACACGTCAGCTAACAGAGATTATTAACCCTCTGTCAAACGCTGATCGCAGCACCATTGACGCAATCTCTCGTGGTGTACTACCTGACGCAGGTATGAGCTTTGAGATTCCAAAGATTACAGCAGTACCAACTGTAAGTGACGTAAATGAAGCACAACCAATTACCGAAACAGGGATGACAAACAGCTTCTTGAGCGTGTCTGTAAACAAGTACGCGGGCGGTCAAACGTTCTCAACAGAGCTTCTCGACAGATCATCACCATTATTCTTCACCGAATTGGTTAAGCAGATGGAGTTTGCTTACGCACAAGCAACAGATCAATTTGTAGCAGGACAACTTCTTGCTAATGGTCAAGCAGCTGCAACAGCACAAGCAAACACCGCTGCTGGTCTAGTTGGTTTCGTATCACAAGCAGCAGCCGAGGTCTACAAAGATTCTCTAGGCTTTGCTCGCAACATTATTGTTACACCTGAACAATGGTCTAACATTATGAGCTACAACGATGCAGGTCGCCCAATCTACACAGCTTCACAGCCACAAAACGCTGCAGGTGTTGCTTCTCCACAGAGTTTGCGTGGAGTGGTACAGGGTCTTGATCTTTACGTATCTCGCGCTTTGGGATCAGCACCACTAATTGCTGCACACCCTTCACTACCATTAGGTGACGGATCTATGATCGTCGTTAACCCAGACGCTTACACCTGGTACGAGTCACCACGCGTTCGCCTACAAACAAACGTAGCGCTTAACGGTCAGATCGAAGTTGCATACTACGGATATGGCGCACTAGCAGTTAAAATTGCTGACGGTGCTTGCTACTACAACTTCACCTGATAAGTAACACAAACTAGATCGAGGGGTGGGCGTGTTCTCCCGAGCGCTCACCTCTCATTAAAGGAGTAGATATGCCTTCAATAATCACAGCCACACAGCTGCGATCTGTTCTTGGCGTATCCTCATCACTTTACAACGACGCATATTTAGATCAAATAATTGATACAGCTGAGGCCGTTATTCTGCCTATGCTAGAAAAATATGCTGCCCCAATCGGGAGTACTAAACTTTCAGATAACGTAGCAATCTTTACTACTCTTGGCGAGAACGTATTTAGCGCTGGTCAATCAGTAGTTATTACAGGTTGTGGCTCACCTTACAATGGCACTCGCACGATCTTAGATGATGATAATTTAGGCGAGTATTCGTTTGCTGCTGCGATCACAAACGCCGATATTAACGAAGCAAACGTAATTCCAAGTGGTCTAGCCACCTTATCGGGAGCTTCTACTTATGTAGGCAACGACGCAATAGAGTCCGCAGTTTATGTAGTAAGCGTTGAAGTATTCCAATCACGCACCGCAGCTGGTGGTCAGATCGAGGGCGTGGACTTTGCACCAACACCGTTTCGTATGGGTAGAAGTCTTGTCAATCGTGTCCAGGCTCTACTAGCGCCGTTCATTGATGTCGAGACACTATGCCAATAAGCACTACTCGCACAGCCCTAGAAACTGCCCTAAGCGGTATTCCAGCTAACGTTTACAATTCTGTACCTGAGTCGGTAATACCACCTGCAATAGTTATTGTGCCTGACTCGCCATACATCGAGTTTGAAATTATTGGTAAATCTACTATTAGGTGCAAACTAAACTTTACTATTACCGTTGCAGTTAGTTATTACAGCAACGAAGCAGCGCTAGACAACCTAGAAACGTTGCTACTTTTAGTCTTAGCGGCTCTGCCTGCTAATTATGTGGTTGGGGCAGTAGATCGTCCTTCAATCACGCAAGTTGGTGCAAGTGACTTACTTGTTGCTGACTTTAATGTATCAACCTACTACCAAAACTAAGGACAAATAATGAGTACAACCGTAGTTACGGGCAGAGATGTTACAGTCGCGTTTGTAAATGACGCAGGCGTAATTATTGACGCACAGGCAACTTCAGCAGTTTTAACAAAAAATGTTGATCGCCAAACTTATCAGACACTAGACGGAGAAGCCTACAAAACTACAAACGTAGAAGGCACACTAGCACTAGAAGTATTAGCAGACTGGGGCAAGACAAGCAGCCTATGTGAGTATGTATGGGGCTTGCTAGATACTGCACCTGACACACCAAGAGCTATGACATTAACAACTGCTACTGGGGCTACCTTTGCTTTCAACGTATTGCTTGACTATCCAACAGCAGGCGGTACCGCACCTGACGCACAGACAGTAAGTTTTAACTGGAAAGTTGAAAAGGGCGCAGTAACAGAAACTTTTAGCTAAACAAATACAATCGGGAGAACAAATGAAACTAAATATCAAGATAACTACAAACGCAGGCGATCAAGCTACTTACACAGCCCAACCGCCTGAGTGGCGCAAGTGGGAATTAGAAACTGGTCAAAAGATCAGCAAAGATCCTTCACTAGGTATTAGCGATCTTATGTTCTTGGCTTATCACGCTATGAAGCGCGAAAATCCAAACAAAGCACAGATCAGCTTGGATAATTGGTGTAACTTGGTTGCAGATATTGAGATAGAGGAAACAGCAATAAACCCCACCCAAGCGGTAGCCTCAGCCGACTAATAGTCGAACTAGCTATCGCAACACAGATCCCTATGCAGTATTGGGATAC